CCCCAGCACTGGAACACGGAATAGTCGTTGTGCTCGGCCGTCTTCTGGGCCGTGTCGCCGAAGATCTTGCGAAACAGCAGCGCCGGCACAGCCGCATAGCGCCCGAACCACTCGCCCTTCAGGATACCCCCGCCCAGCGGCGATGGGCGCTGCTGCAACTGCCCGGCGGTCGCATACGCGCCCATGATGACCTTGTCTCGGTCGACCACCTCACGAGGGAACCTCTCCGGAAACAGCAGTTCACCCGGCTCAGTTCGTGGGTCGGTGAAGCCGATCGATGTGCTGCAGCGCCGATCCGGCTCGAACTCCATCGGCAGGCACAGGTGCACGTAGCCGAAATCGTTCGCCAGGATCTCGCCGGAGACGTCGTCTTCGTTCAGCCGCTGCATGATGACCACGATCGCCGATCGCTTGGCGTCGTTCACCCGCGTGGGCAGCGTCTCTCGGAATATCCGGATCGCCTCCTTCAGTTTCGCGTCGCTGTGCGCATCCTCGACCGAGTGCGGGTCATCCCACAGCACGCGGTCTCCCCGTCGGCCGGTCATCGAGCGAACCGGGCAGGATTGCCGCCATCCCAACTTCGCGTTCTCGAAGTAGGTCTTCGCGTTCTGGTCGCTGGTCAGCGGCAACGGCCAGCGGGCCTGATACCAGTCGCTGGTCACCAGGCGGCGCATCTTCATGTTGTCGCGCGTGGCTAGGCTTTCCTCGTGACTGGCGCCGATGAACCGGATGGACGGCATCCCCTTGGGCCCCCATTCCCACGCCGGCCAAAACACATTGGTGCTCAGGCTTTTCATGGTCCCAGGCGGGATGTTGATCAGCAGGCGCTTGATCTGCCCGCGAGTGACGGCCTCAAGGTGCTCGCACAAGGCATCCATGTGGCGCCCATGCACATACGGCTGACCAGGCTCCAGTTCAGGCCACGCCCGCTTGATGAAGTTGACCAGGCGCCGGCTGCAATACTCTCTCTCAGCGGCGATCAGATCGGCGTCATTGAGTGACAGTGCGCGCATTCAGCAACTCTTCGAGCGCTCCGTCTGACAGCTTCTTGGGGTCGATAGACGGCCCCTCTGGTTGCTGCTCATTGATCTTCTGGACGGTTTCCTTGTTGGCGGAAAGCAGATTCAGAGCAATCGACGCCGAGTCATTGGCCAACTTGGTCAGGGCGGCTACACCCTTCAGGCTCTCGACAGAGGCCAGAGGCTGGGCATCGTCTACCTTCTGCACCTCACTGTTGGCCAGGGCATTGAGGCGGTGCGCAGTCTGGGCGCCGTAGTGGGCAGCCGATGCGAGGTTGTCGCTGATGGCCATAAGCCTTGCTGATAACGAAACTGCCTGCAATTGTTCAGAAATCGTCAATTCAGCAAGCGCTTGATTTGTTGCAACTATTTGATTTGCAACTGTTTTTACAGCATCTGCGCGTTTTGAAACTCGGTTTGAAATCGTAGCCTTGGAGACCTTGAACTCTCTTGACAGGTCTGCGGCCTTCTCCCCGTTGAGAAGCCTGCGGCGGATTTCTTCCCACTGCTTTTCAGTGAGCTTCGACGGGCGCGCCATTACGCCCCCACCAGTTCAAGCAGCTTGCGGCTCTTGGTCTTGGCCTTGGCTGTTGGCTTGGGGGGGCGCTGGCGGGCTCGGCGGGCGGCCTCGCGCTCTTGCCACTCGGCGGTGTCTTGCTCAAGGATGCGCACGCACCGGGTCACCCCGGCGTCTCGCACGACCCTTCGGAATTGGGAGCCATCCTGGCGGCGCTCCATGCGGACTGTGATTGCGGCGTTCATTGCGAAGATCGAGACCGGCCCTCTGATCGGGAGAGGAGCCGCCTCGGTGGCCGAAACGATGCGGCGAATGACTGGCGCTGTGACGAGCGGGTCATCGTCGCATTCATCGGCATCATTGGAGGCATACGCCATCACCTCTGAGGCAGGCAGCACGCTTGCGTGATCTGGCACAAGCGGGACGACGTCCTCACATGGAAACGCGGGCAGGCCGAAGCAGTCGAACAACTCAAGCTGGTCGACGCTCATGGTTCCTGTTTTGCGCTTGCTTTGGCGTACCACGATCACTGGCCTCCATTGACTAAGTCAATGCTACGGAGAGACGTTTTTGGATATGCGCACCTTGAGCATTCCGCCAACTAGCGGGGCTCTGGTGATTCGTAGGTCATCGATCTGACTGTCATCGGCCCACACTCCGGCGTGAGTCAGTGCGTCAAGGGTTGCTTTGGTGAGGTTGTCAAGGTCCCTGCGGCGCTTGTCTGGCATCCAGGCCTCGATGTGCACGGCGATCCGGTCCTGCCCAAACTTGGGCCACTTCTGACCGAGAGCCATCAGGGTGACGTGCTCACGAAACTCGCGGCCTTCTTTGCTGATGAGGACTCGCCCATTGACGCTGCGCCAGTACCGGTTAAGGCTCGGAGGAAATGGAAGAACGATTTCGTGCATTGGCTTTTTCTTTCTCTGCGTGCCACCATGCTGCGTAGTCGTCTGCGAGGATCTTTCCGAAGTACCGCCCCTCGGTGCGTTTGACGCCCTCGATGTACTCCCGGCGCTGATCAGCGCGGCTGATGCGCTTGAGGTTGTTCATGTGGCGCTCGTGTGCCTCAGTTGCTGGCGTCTTCATCTGTCACCCCTTCTGGAAAAACGAAGCCGGCCGCCTTGGCGCGCTTCCTTGCCGACTGGATGTAGAAGGCCTCCAGCTGCCTGCGGTTGAGTTTCGACACCAGGCCGCCCTGGTCGTGCCGTGCGTGGCAACCAGGATCACCCAGAGTTGGGTCGCACAGCGGAAACGTGTTGTAGTCGCTGGACTTCATGCCCATGCCCTTGCCGTAGTTGGCGTGTGCCGCCTGTGATCGGCCATCGACACCGCAGGAGAAACACGCCATCGAGGCGATCAGGCGCAGGTACTTGCCGTCTCGGTGAGTGGTTTGCTTTGGGTGCCTCACTCCGGCTCCTTGGCTAGCCACGCATCAAATGAGGCGTGATCCTCTGGCGTCAGGTAGCGACTGGTGCACCCAGACTGGGCGCGCCACCGCTCCCACTTTCCTTTGATCCATGAGATGTACTCATGCATCAGGGGCTCATTGCCTGGCGTGAAGCCCTTGACGCGAGCAAACTCGGCGTATCGCGTTTGGTAGGTCATGCCGGCTCCCCTACCCACTTTGGGGCCGGCAGCTTGACACCACGGTCTACGGCGGTCGCCTCAAGAAACGCCATCCATTGCGGCCACTCATGGCGCTTGAACTTGCTTGTGCGCTGACCGAGCATGACAACACCACCATTGAGGCCCATGGCCAGGCGGGTGACCTCCTGTCGGAATGCCGCAGTAAGCACATCCTTCCATTCCTCTGGCGTCATCTTCACCATCTGGCCGTTCACAGGCCAGACAAGCTGATCGGAGAAGGCTTGCAGGATCGGCCATTGGGCCTTGTTTTGCTCGTTGGTCCGAGTCTCGTGGTCGGCTATCACCTCGACCTTGTGCCCGTCTTCCAGAATCACGCGGATCTGCGCCCACAGCGCGGAGAAGGCGCGATGGCCTGAGATCGGGTTGTGCAGCGTCACGCGCATCACCGCCACCTCTTGATCCAGTACACGCACACGGCGAGCGTGTGCAGGACACCGACCACCCAGCCGGAAATGAGCAAAATCTGATCGTTGCTTGGAATCATGCTGGGACCATCCTTGCTTTGATTGCCGCGATCAGGGCGTTGTTATCGCCCTTCTCCATCGTGGCGTACGCTTCATAGAGAACGCTTGAGGGGATCTTTGGATAACGCGCTGCGCAGATCTGCAGGCTGCGGTCAACCGTTGATGCGTAGATCTGGCGCCATAGGAACTTGCGCTCAGCCAATTCGGTCAGAACCTTCATGCCAGCTCGCAAGACGCGGGCGTCTGCCTCGTCTTCGAGGCCCATGATGTACATGGACTCAAGCACGGACCAGATCACAGTGGCAGCGTGCTCAGCCTCCCTGACGACTTCCTCGCCTTCACGGAGTTGGTACAGGCCGATGCAGAATTTGCGGATCTGCTGGGTCAGCTTCTGCGCCGCAATCGCTCTCGCAATCGGGTTGCGCAGGACAATCCGCTTCGGGTCATCGATGGGGAAGAAGAGTTTCACGTCCATGGCTCAACCCTTCATTGCGCGGTAGAACATCGCAGCCAGGGCAACCAGGGCGATGCAGCATGAGCAAATCACGAATGCCATTGCTGCTCCTATGCGCGACCGCGCTGGTTGGCAGCGTGAACGCACGGAAGGTCAACTGCCTGGAACCGTGGCTGCCATGGAGGGCAGATCGTGACCTTGGTTTCGGAGGTGATGACGGTTTCGGCCACCTTCGACCAACTCGCCTTAACCATGCGCTGGCTGATGGTTACCGCTGGCTTCTTGGCGTTGTCGTGGGCCTGGGCTGCTTCCTCGGTGGTGAAGTAGCGCACGTTTCCTCGGCCACTTCCTGCGCGAAACAGGATGCCTCGGCGAACCAGGCCGCAGCATCTGGCCGATACATCCTCGGACTTGATGCCTGGAAGGTCGCCAGACCCAATGCCGCCTGGGCGGCCAGCGAGTTGAATGATCTGATCGGTGACGGTGGTGTTCATGGTTGCCTCACTCCTTGACGAGCCACACCCGGGCCTTGCCGTCTTCACAACGACTGACGGACACGACCTTGCCGGCTCGCTTGTTGCGCTCCAGGAACTTGCGCAGCGCATTGGCTACGCAATTCATTTCCTTGGGCTCACACGCTACGCAGGAGCCGAATTTCATCGAATCGAACAGGGAGTCGTACTTGCCCAGAACTCGGCGCCCTTCCGGCAATGGGGTGTTGTGCTCGACCGTCAACATCGATGTATCGATGTGGGCCATGGCCTTCTTGCGGACAAGCCCGGTGAATGGGGAGACGTTCTTTGCTGCTGCTGTCATGGTGTTTCCTTGTGGTTGTTGGTCAATGCCACGGACGGTGTGGCCATTCGTCAAAATTCACTGGCCTGTCTCCTGACGAGGCCTTGAATTGCTGGGAGTCACGGTCGAAGAAAAGGCCTATGCGCCCTTCCCACTCGCCGTTTCGCTGCTTGTCGCAGATCAGAAGGCAATCGGGCTCGTCATACGCAACGGCCTTGCCTATCTGGGTGTCACGCTCTTTTTTCTTGTTGCGCCAGACGCTGACGAAGTTGTCGACCTGATCGGAAATCGAGCCTGAACCCTTCGCATCGAACTTGCCGGGCTGCTGTTCTTCGCTGGCGAGCTTCTTGATGTGGTGCACCAGATGAATGTGGATATGGCAGTCACGAGCCAGGGCACACAACTCGTCAACAAACACCTTTTGACCGTTGTAGTCGTCCTCACCTTTGACGCACTTCATCAGCGAGTCGATGAAGACGTGAGTTATGCCGAGCTCACGAGCGCAATAGCGGGTGACACCAAGAACCGTCTCGGCGTCGACGGTTCCCTGTTGGTCGTACAGCCACAACTTGCGCTCTGTCCACTCGCCGAACTGGCGATAGATGTCCTTGGAAGCCTGGATCATGTCGGGCGTGTCGTACTCGCTCGATGGGGCTGCACCATGCCACTGGCGAGCCATCCGCTCAAGCGTCTTGCGCGGCTTCATCTCGAACGAGGCAATGCACACTTTTTCGCCTTGCCCCATCAGCGACAGGCCAACTTGTCCGGTCACGAGCGACTTGCCGTGGCCGTTTATGCCGGCCCACAATGTCACCTCACCAGGCCTGAAGGCGAACTGGTTGTGAGTCTTTTCCCACGGCAGATAGGCGCATGGGTCTTTCTTCCCGCTGAACAGCGCGTCGATCAACTCGCCAACATACTCAGCTGCCGGGCGGACCTTTTGCTTGGCCTCCGTCTCGCGGATGTATGCCGCGAAATCGATGTCGTCTCGTTGAATCACTGAGGCCATGTTGTCCTCACTCCCTCCGGTGTGGTTGTGCTCATCTTCACGAGCCAGTCACGCTCTCGCCTGGTGAGGTCGAAGAACGATGCAATGACCTTGACGGCCCCAGCCTTGATGCAGGCGTCAGCCACGGATTGCGTGGTGTCATCGTTTGGGCCGTTGACGTAGACGTGCAGCCCGGTCAGGCAACGAAGGTCAAGGCGATTGGCTGCCTCGATGTCGCGCGGCTCAAGGTGGATGTCCATGTCGTTGCGGATGCCTGGACGGATGAGCGTCTTGGCAAACGAGTTCATCGGCAGCATTTCGACCCACACGGAGCGCGGCTTGTAGCCCTTGCTGCGCATGGCAATGACGTACTCGGCCCCGCGCATCACAGCACCCCCGCGAATGGGTTCTCTGCCGGGTCTTGAGAGGTGGAGTCCTCCCAGCGTCTGCCGTTGAGCCATGTTGCAGGGTGAGGGATGAAGCGGCCACCCTCCTTGCGCCAGTCCTCACCTTGGCGTTGAACTTCAATCGCCTTGAGGATGGACGCCTGCAACGCATCACACGGTTTCAGCTTTGACCATGCCTTGAACGCGTCTTGCTTGGCCTTTTTGTTTGGGAAGGCAGCCCAGAACGAGGAGAAGCCGACGTCATCGTCAATCGACGCGGCACGCGTGTTCCCTTCCTTCCTTTCCTTTCCTTCCTTCCTTCCGCTTTCACGCGTCAAGCACGCGTCTTTCACGCGTGGTGGTTCTGGGATGTCAGACTCTTGTTCGCGGTTGTTGATGACTTGATGACGGGTGAACTGAGGGATGACCGCATAAGTCTTCCCGTCAACCTCGTACAGGCGCACAAGGCCCATTTCGATCAATTCATCACCCAGCGCAACGACGTCACAGTCATCAGCCGGCAGATAGCGCATCTTGAATGTGCGAGGCTTCCACTCAAGACGCCCCTCACGGTCTGCTTCACACCACAGTGACACGTAAAAGAGGCGTGCAAGCGGCGTCAAAGACACGATGTCTTCTGACGTGAAAAACTCAGGCTTGATTGTTCTAATTCTGGCCATCAGACCAACTCCAACTGAACGGCTGGAAGCGCCAGGACTTCCTGGAACTTGCCTGTTGATGGGTCGCGAACCTCATCGACAACGACGAGCGCTTTCTTGTCCAGCAGGCTTCGGACGCGCCCGCAGACGCAATTGATCGGCATGCCGGTGGCGCGCTCGATTTGCTGGCGTGTCAGGCGCACGGTCTTGTCCTTGAACACGTCCATGATTTGTTGTTCGCGTGGCGCCAGGTATCCGGCCACGCTGAGGCTATGGAACGCCTCGCGCTGGGTGGCGGTTGCTTTCATGCTGCGAGCCTCCCCGCCTGGATTTCTTCGATCACGGTGAGCCTTGCGCCCATCGCGATCCATTGGCTGATTGCTGTGTTGCCGCAGACGTACTCGAAGGCCTTGATGTGTTTGGCTGGCAAGTCGCGCTTGCTGTCGTCATCGCTCAGGTGGTCGGTGACGTGCGAGGCGTACAGGCCAGCATGCTCCGCCAGCGAGCGCTTGGTCATCGACTTGGACCGCCGCAGCGCCCAGCACAGTCGGACGGCATCACGGTAGGTGGCGCATGCCTTCACATTGCCATCAGGCACAACCGACGGAGCGTCCAGCCTGCACAGCAAAGGCAACTCAATCTGATCGGCATAGGGAGATTTCATCGAATTACCCCTTGAATTACACGTTGGCACCCAAGCCAAATGAAGGCATGGACAGACCAGACAAACGAGAGGAAAGCATGGCCAAACCTGACATACACACCTGGGCAGACCAGGCGGTCAAAGATGTGATCGAACGCTGCATCAGGTCGCTGATTGCGACACTTGAGCGAGAGGCCAGGAACCTCAAGAGGTTGGTGAAATGAGCGCCGGTCACTGGCATGGAAGGCGCCCCGTGAGAAGTTGTTTTCCACAACATCACTCCTCACGAGGGCCACCATGACTCACAAAAACCTTGTCGTAGACAAACTCATTTCGCTCAAGCGCCAGCACTGCAACGCACAGATCGGAGAACTTGCGAGTCGGCTCGATCAGTGCAGGCGCTTTCCCTGCCCCTCCTGCGGGGAGGTCATAGAGGTGGACGTGGAGCCACTGAGTCAGGTCAGTGCAGAGGTCAACAGGAACGATGGGACCGGGAATGCCTGAGTCAATCAGTCGGTCGCACGCGTCAAACAGACGGTCGGACTGATCCTCAAATGGGTGACGGATTGATGGGTCAAAGCTGCGACCAAAGTAAAAGCCGCCTTTGCTCAGTTGCCCAACGATCTGGTCCTTCAACTCCTGAACCAAGAGGCCGGAAAAGTCACGGTAGTGCTGCATGTGGCTCATGGGTCAGGCTTTCTGCGAACGCTTCGCAGAGCGCTGCAACTTCTCATGCAGCTCACGCAGCTTGAGGGCGTCGTCTGCAACGCCTGGGGCTTCTTGCTCCCAACGAGATAGACGAGGCTGAGGGATGCCAGTGCGCTTTGAAATCTCAGTTTGAGTCAACTGAAACTCTGTGCGCAGCCGTTTGAGTAGGTCAGATGTCGTGCTCATGCGCAAATTCTATACGCTGCCGTATAGCTTTGGCAATGCGTTTACGAATTAATCGTCGAGCATAGTCACGTGTTATGGAACCGAGAACGCTACTTAAGGCATTGATGGACACCAAAGAGTTGAACCCCAACTCGTTGGCCAGGGCCTTGAACAACAAGCCTCCTCAACCTCAGATCTACCGATTCCTTGAGGGCATATCAAAAGAGCCGAAGCGCTCAACAATGGAGCCGATTGCGGCTTACTTCCAGGTTCCGGTTGATGCGTTCTTCGATCCAAGCATTGCTGAGACCGTTGCAGCCGAGCGTGGGTTCATCCGAATGGCCGATCCTCAATCCGCTAAACAACAGCCGTCCGAAATGCCCCCCTTCACTGGATTTACATACAGTGATACAAAGCTGTCCCTGGCCCCCGTTGTTGAATGGGCCAGGTTGGGGACAGACTTGTACAAAGGAATCGAAGAATTCAATCAGGCAACAACGGAAAGACTGCCATTCACAACAAAGAAGCGTGTAGGGATTAACTGCAAGTTTGTTCGACTTGAATCTGACAGCCATGCGCCTCGGATCATGCCTGGGGACATGATCTTGATCGACCCGGACAACACGCAGCCCGCAATGGACGAACTTGCCTTGTTCTCTCTACCAAACGGGGACCACATCTTGTTGCGCTACCGCGATACGGTTGACGGGTTCGAGGGTTACGACGAGCGCGGGCGAGTTCTCGACAAGGTCCGGCATGGAATCCAGGTGGCTGGAGTCTTTGTTCTGTTCCTTCGGGAGAACGCGTGATCGGGGCTGATCCAATCCGCCACAACCAAAAATCAGGGGAAATCGATGAAATGCTTGTCTAGCACTTGCGCTTTAGTGGCTGCACTCACGCTCTCAGGATGCGGCAAGAGTGAATCGACCGATTCATACGGCGTCCCAAATGAAATCAGGCAGAAGATAAGCGAATCCATCAGGAAAGATGAGAAGGCTGTTAAGGACCACATATGGTCGAATGGCAGGCACCTAGAGGTGGGAGTCATCAACGATGGGTCTAGGCGTGACGGGTTTGCGAGCTACCTGTGCCAGGTTGTCAACGATCACGGCGCCAAAGGGATGCACGTGAAAGTAAGCGTCATTGACATCTGGAAGTGGGTGCACAAGAAAGAATGGGTTGAGCTTGGGTCAGCCAACTGCATGTGAGCCCATCAAGACCAGCCATCAATTGTTGGGTTGGATAACACATTATGGAATTGGCAATCGCTTGGTTTCTGTTCGCTTTCCTGGTGGCCGCCTATGCAAGCAAGCGGAACAGATCGCCAGTTGGGTGGTTTGTACTTTCGGCGATTTTGTCCCAGCTGATCGCCTGTCTTCTGCTGGCCATCATTGGTGACGCTGGCGACGGAGTTGATAGAACCACCTGCCCTTTTTGCATGGAGCCAATCATTGTTGGCGCATTGAAATGCAAGCATTGCGGGTCAGACCTGAATGCAGCAGCGGAAAGTGATGATGCTCCACCTCCTAAACATGAGGCGAATAGAAAGCCGTCAAAACATGCCAGAAGCTTAGGCCTGGCGCTAGGCCGCCTAGTTGGGCGAATCTCAAAGTGAACCAGCTTCGGCGGGTTTTTTGTTGCCCGCCGCATAGCTTCCACGCAAGAAATTTGTAACAGTCGCATAAACTATGCGCCACCGTATTGACTAAGTCTATACGTTGCCGAATAATTCACCCATCGACAACGCGGGAGCGGAAAGATGGGAACAGCAGACATTCAAGGATTGATCAGCGGCGCTGAGAAGGCTCATGCGCTGCCATGCCGTCATCCACATATCAGCAACGCTGTATCGGCGCTGGCCGGCATTGACGACAACCTTGCCGCGCCTGAAGACCTGAAGTCGCTGCTTTCCGAGATTGGCCGCATTGCTACAGGAATGAATGACGGCGAGTTGATCGGCCTGGCTGCGGTTGTCGGCCTGATCGACCAGGCGCACGACTGCTGCGATCACATCCGCGAATCGACGTCCATCTGCGGCGCCTGCAATGGCTCTGGCGAAGGTCGCTACTTCGATGTGTGCCATGTCTGCTGCGGAAAAGGTGAGGTGCAGCAATGAGCCGCCTCGAAATCATCGCTGACGTGGCGCTCGCCGTTTTCTTCGGCGTGGCCATGGCCGCTGTGCTGGTATACGGCCCCTCTTTGCTGACGAGGTGAGCCGCGTGGACGCAAAGACCCGAATCCAACTTGCCGCCGTCGTTGTCGGCAGCCACCTATCCGTCGCCCTCGCAGTCTGGGCGGCCTATCAAGCCTATCAATTCGCCAAGGAACACGTCATGTGCATTTGCCCAACCGCAGAGCAGCCAAAACAGAAGGTGAGCACTGAATCTGGCCTCATCGCCGAACTGCTGGAGAAGCTCAAGGAAGCCGGAACCTATCTTGAGTTGCATCACCCTGCGGTCGCCCAGGAAATCAAGGCAATGGGCGTTGACATTCCCGCCTTCTCATTCCAGGCGCCTGTGCTGGTCGATTTGCGCAACACGCTGGACCGCCTGCCCGCCACCCTCTGCGCAATGGCTGGCAAATGAAGAACAGCCGCCGCTTCTTCCTCGCACCAGGCGTGATCGATGGATTCCCTTCTGATCGATCAGTCAACAGAACCAGGCGCATCGCCGGATGGCTCACCGTCATCTGCCTGATCGCCGCAGCATCAACCTTCATTTGAGACTCACCATGAATGCAATCACTCGCGCAGAGGCAAGCGCCCTGCCCGCTCTCCAGATGGACGAGAGCGAACTGATCCAGGTTCTTCAAAACAGCCTCTACCCAGGCGCCGCGCTGTCCAGCATCAAGATGGTGGTCAGCTACTGCAAGGCGTCGGCCATGGACCCTATGCAAAAGCCTGTGCACATCGTCCCGATGTGGGATGGCAAGGCCAAGCAGATGCGTGACGTGATCATGCCAGGCATCGGCCTGTATCGCACCCAGGCTGCCCGCAATGGATGCGCAGGCATCACGGAGCCTGAGTTTGGGCCAGATGTCACCGAGGAAATCGGCGGCGTCAGGATCACCTACCCGGCCTGGGCACGTGTCACGGTAAAGCGGGTCATTGCTTCCGGCCAGGTTGTTGACTTCACGGCCAAGGAGTTCTGGAAAGAGAACTACGCGGTGAAGGGTGGGCAGGAAAAGAGCATTGCGCCCAACGCCATGTGGACCAAGAGACCATACGGCCAGATTGCCAAGTGTGCAGAAGCGCAAGCCCTGCGCAAGGCCTTCCCAGAGATTGGCAGCGCACCGACTGCCGACGAAATGGAAGGCAAGACGCTCAACGACTTCGCCGAAACGGTTGACGCATCGACCGGCGAAATCACGCAAACCCAAGCGCCGACCAAAGCCGTCTGGCCGGATGAGTCGTTCAACGCGCAGATCGAGCGTTGGGGCAAGGCCGTTGCATCTGGCCTGAAGACAGCCGCAGAAATCGAGTCAATCGCTCGCACCAAGGGCGACCTTACACAAGACCAATTGGCCCGCATCAAGGCGCTCAAGACAGTCGACGCCGTCGATGCACAACCCGCAGAGGAACAGCAATGAAGATCGTCAACCTGATTCAGGGCACACCGGAATGGCATGCCCACCGCGCTCAGCATTTCAATGCGAGCGATGCCCCGGCCATGATGGGTGTCAGCCAGTACAAGACGCGTAACCAACTGATGCATGAGCTGGCCACCGGCCTTGTGCAGGAGGTTGATTCCGCAACCCAGCAGCGCTTTGATGATGGCCACAGGGCTGAAGCACTGGCCCGCCCATTGGCCGAGAAGGCTGTTGGCGAGGAACTCTACCCGCTGACCGGCACAAACGGGAAGCTGAGCGCCAGCTTTGACGGTCTCACGCTGATGTATGACGTCGGGTTCGAGCACAAGCTGATGAATGACCGACTGCGCGCCGCCTTTTTTGAAATCGGCGATGACGACACAGCTGGCCACCTCCTGCCGCTCGACTACCGCATTCAGATGCAGCACCAGATCATTGTGGCGGAGTGTGACCGCATCTTGTTCATGGCCTCTCGCTGGGACAAGGATGGCAATATGCTTGAGTCTGCGCACGTCTGGTATCACTCCGATCCGGAGTTGGCTTCAAAGATCAAGGCCGGATGGGACCAGTTCGAGCAAGACCTGGCCGCCTACGTGCCGCCAGAGGCCAAGGCTGCGCCGGTTGTCGCCGCACCGCAGGAATCCCTGCCAGCCGTGAGCGTCAAGGTGGATGGTCAGTTGGCCATCGTGTCGAACCTGCCCGACTTCGGTGCTGCGCTGCGCCAGTTCATCGAGAAGATTCCGGCCCAGCCCAGCACTGACCAAGAGTTCGCCGACACCGAGGCCGCCTGCAAGTCGCTCAAGCGCGCCGAGGAAGCACTGGAGGCCGCCGAGCAAAACGCCCTGGCGCAACTGTCAGACGTGGACACCATGCGCCGACTGGTTGCCGACTTCAAGGCACTGGCCCGCTCGACCCGCCTGCAACGTGAAAAGCTGGTTGCCCAGCGAAAAGACCAAATCCGAGAGGAAATAGTGGCGGAAGGTCGCAAGGCTTTGAGCGCGCATCTGGCGGCCTTGAACACCCGCATCGGCAAGCCATACATGCCGATTGTCACAGCCGACTTCGCGGGCGCCATCAAAGGCAAGCGCACC